ACCTCAAACATTAACTAATAAAACTTTAACAACACCAACACTTACTTCACCTATTATTAATGAAATTGATGATAGTAATGGTAATGAAGAAATTATATTTACAGCAACAGCTTCTGCAGTTAATGAATTAACTGTAGCTAATGCTGCAACAGGAAACAATCCAAACATTACAGCGTCAGGTAGTGATGCTAATGTTGGTATTAATTTTACACCTAAAGGAACAGGTGCGGTAACATTTAATGGTACTGGTAAAATTCAAGCAGTTAAAGAAAAAGTAACAGTGACAGCAGTAGCGTCTACTGGAACAATTAATTATGATTTTTTAACTCAAGCTGTTCTTTATCATACAACAGTGGCAACAGGTCAATTTACAATAAATTTAAGAGGTAGTTCTTCTACAACTCTTAACAATATGTTATCTGTTGGTGAATCTGTAACAGGTGCTTTTTTAAATACTAACACTACTTTCTATGTTTCAACAATAACTATTGATGGTTCATCAACAAACGTTACGCTTGAATATCAAGGTGGATCTGCACCAGCAGCTGGCAATGCAGGAATAGATGTTTATTCATTCACTGCAATTAAAACAGCAACAACCCCAGCATATACAATTTTAGCGTCACAAACTCAATTTAATTAAGGAGAACTTGTAATGCCTATTCTTTCCTCTCGTGGCGCCGGTTCGGCAAAAGGATTTGGGTTGACGAGTTTTGTATTACCAGAATACACAGTAGATTTTTTGGTAATAGCTGGAGGAGGAGGGGGTGCTTATTATTTTGGAGGATGTGGTGGTGCTGGAGGATATAGAAATTCATTTTCAACAGAACCATCAGGAGGCGGAGGACCTAGTGAGGCAAGTTTAACATTTGAAAAAGGAACTGTTTATACAGTTACAGTAGGAGGTGCAGGTGCTGGTACACCTGGTACTCCTAGTACTGCAAATACTGGTTCACCTGGTACTAATAGTGTTTTATCAGGGACAGGAATCACAACAATAACATCTCTCGGAGGTGGTGGAGGAGGTTCCGGTGGATTTGATGGCGGTGCCACAGGTCTTGTAGGAGGTTCAGGAGGTGGAGCTGGAGGTAATGTTCCTAGTGCAGCTCCAGGAGCTGCAGGAACAGCAAATCAAGGATTTGCTGGTGGTGATAAAAGCACGACTGGTTCTAGCGGTGGAGGAGGAGGTGCAGGAGGAGCGGGTGCTATTGGAAATATTGCTGGTATTGGATTAGCTTCTTCAATTACTGGTTCTTCTATTACTAGAGCAGTAGGAGGTTCTAGTGCAACACCTTCTTCAAACACAGGTAGTGGTGGTGCTGGTGATGGTGGAAATGGGGCTTCAGGAGTTGTAATACTTCGCATACCTACTCCTAGATATTCAGGAACTACAACAGGTTCTCCAACAGTTTCAACAACAGGTTCAAGTACAGTTTTAACATTTACAGGTTCAGGGAGTTACACAGCATAATGGCAAGCTTTGCAAAAATAGAAAATAATATCGTAATAGCAGTTCATTCTGTTGTTAACGAAGTTTTACATGATGTTAATGGAATAGAACAAGAATCTATTGGTATTCAATTTTTAAAAAATTTATATAACGAGCCAAATGCTAATTGGAAACAAGCATCTTATAATACATTTGGTGGAATACATAAATTAGGCAAAACACCTTTAAGAAAAAATTATGCAGGAATAGGTTATACTTATGATGAAGATAAAGATGCTTTTATACCACCTAAACCTTTTAACTCTTGGATATTAAACAAAGATACTTGTCTTTGGGAAGCACCAATTCCTATACCAAATGACGCCTCTGTTAATATAAAATATTATTGGAATGAAGAAACTCAATCTTGGATTTTACAAACTATCTAAAATAGTTTATAAAAGCCACAAATCTTATTTTTAAATTATTTCAATGACCGCTTGTTTTTCACCAAAAGCTATATATTTATATTTTATTTGATTTTCATTAACGTATTCTTGCCAAGCTTTAAATTCATTTTCTTTCCAACCTATATATCCAAAATATTCATCAAATATTATTATACACCCTTTTTGTAGTCTTTTTTTACTTATACAATTAAATACATCTTTAGTTGACTCATAAGTATCACAGTCAATATGAATAAAAGAAAAATCTTCTTTATTTTTTTTTAAAAATTTAGGCAAAGTATCTTTAAACCAACCTTTATGAATAATGACATTTTTTTCAAATTTAGGAATTTTATTATCTAAATTAAAATGTCCTTTAGCAAACATTCCTCCTTTCCAATCTTCTTGAAGACCTAAAAAACTATCAAAGCCATGCCAAATTTTGGTTTTGTCAAAATTAGAAAAATATTTAATACTTTCTCCTTCGTGAACTCCGAATTCTGCACAGATACCTTTTGTTGTTATTTTTGATAAAGCAATATTCCACCAACCACTTTCACAAAATATAGTTGTGCTTATAAACTTTTTTAAATAATCAAAAGATTCTTCACAAGCTTTATTATTTAATAAATCAAAAACTCTTTCAGTTGCAGCTGAACCTAATAGTGCACCACTATAAAAAATCATATTATAAGTTTTATAAATTTTTATATTTATATTATTTTTAAATAATTTTCAGACATTTTTTTTAATGACAAATCAAAGGCTACTGTTATTCTTTCTTCGTCATATTTGTGTTCATCGGAATAATGAGGAATATTATTTTGAAACAATGTTATTTTACCTATTTTATTTTCACTTTTATAAATTTCAGGATCGTTAATTTGATTTATTGGATTAATATAATAAGTAGAAGTTTGGTTAACCTGTATGCAAATATGACCACCTAAATAACAGTCAGGATCTGCACTATGTAAATGAGGATTAATTTTTTCACCTTTTTTCATTATGTTTACCCAACATTGAATATATAATTCTTTAGGTAATTTAATTTTAAAAAAATTTAAAAATTTTTTATGAAAATGTAATATATTTTTTTTTAATTTATCAATGTCTTTATTTTTCCAAGAAAACACATTATATTTATTAAATCTAGAAGTCGTACTGTTTTCTCCTAAACCAGTGTAACCATCTACAATTTTTTTTTCTTTTGTAAGAGATAAGTTTAATATTTCAATTTTTTTTTTTAAAAAAAAATTTGATAAGTTTTTAAAATTAATATCTTTAATAAAATCTTCTCCTAAAAAATAATTCCATTCAGGAGCAAAAAAATTATTTCTAGATTTACTTTTAAAATTTATAATTTTCATAATTTACTTAATATAAGTTCCGTTAAATTTTTATTATTACCAATTGTACCTTTAATAAAAACATTAAAGGCTAAACTTATTCTAGTATTCGTTCCTTCTTTATTTTCAACCATATGAGTTAAAGAAGAGGGGAACATTATTAAGTCTCCAGTTTTAACAGTAAACCACCAAGACTCAGAGTTATATAAATTCCAATCTTTTATTTCAGGTTTAATAGTTTTATAACCTTCATTAAAAAATTTAATTTTATCTAATTCTTTATGGCAGTTAATATAAAAAACTCCCGATACTAGTGAATTAGGATGAGCATGTTTATGATGAAATTGATTCGTTTCTGTATAGTTTAACCAAGATTGAGTAATGTAAGGAGTAACTGCATCGGTTGAAGATATTATTTTTTTAAAATAATCTTTTACTCTTAAATCTAATTCTTTCTTAAGATTTAAGAATGGTTTTTCATTTAAAATATAATTATTATTAGATGTAATATTTCCTTGATTTTTATAAAAATCTTTTTTATTTTTATCTACGAATTTTAATTCTAAGGTTGTTAATTTTCTATCTAATTTAGACATATAGATAGGAGTTGGAAATATTCCGTAGATAACTGCTTCTTTCATTCTGACTTTTTTTAAACTATTTTAGATAGTTTGTAAAGTCCAAGATTGATTTTCTTCGTTCCAATCTTATTTGAAGACGATATAAATTGGATATTAGTAGATACTCAAGAATTGATTAAACACATGAAAGCATATAGTTTAAAAGAAGTAAAATTAGAAGAATTGATTAATAACATAGACTGGAATATTATCTTACCTAAAAAATAGTGCTATAATAGGCAGAAATATGCCATTAAAAAAGATACCATTACCTCCAGGCTTTGATAAGAACGATACAGCATCTCAAGCAGAGGGACGTTGGATTGATGGAGATAATGTACGTTTTCAATATGGTTCACCTGAAAAGATAGGTGGTTGGCAGCAAATTAATTCATCTATATTAGTAGGAGCAGCTAGAGACATACATTCTTGGTTTGATTTAACGGGCAGACGTTATGTAGCTATCGGCACAAACAAAGTTTTATATATTCTTTTTGATGAAGTGTTTTACGATATTACACCTTTAGGAACAGCTTTAACAGGTTGTACTTATACATCAACTACAGGATCTGCAACTGTAACCATTAACAAAAACGCACATAACTTACTTGTTGGAGATTTAATTAAATTTTCATCTGTAACAACACCAGGACCAACTACAACAAGTTTCACATCTTCAGATTTTACTACTAATTCATTTGAAGTTAAAACAGTACCCACTGCAAATACATTTACAATTACTATGCCTGTTACAGAAACAGGGACAGGTGTAACAGCGGGTGGAACAATTACTACAAATCCATATGTTGTTGTAGGCCCACTTGCCGCAACACTTGGTTATGGATGGGGAGCAGGAACATGGGGATTAGATCTTTGGGGTACTTCAAGAACAGTTTCTAACACAACCATTGAAGCTGGTAATTGGTCATTGGATAATTTTGGAGAATTGTTAATTGCAACAATTAAAGATGGACAAACTTTTTCATGGGCTCCTACTGCAGGAACAGGAGTAAATACAAGAGCAGCTCTTGTGCCAAATAACCCTACAGCAACAGTTTTAACAAGAGTATCAGATAGAGATAGACATTTAGTTCATTTTGGAACAGAAACAACTATTGGATCACCTTCAACTCAAGATCCAATGTTTATAAGATTTTCAGATCAAGAAGATATTGAAGTATATGAACCAACTTCTACAAACACAGCAGGTACATTTAGATTAGACAACGGTAGTAGAATTGTAGCAGCAGTTAAAGGTAAAGATTACATGTTAGTTCTTACAGATGAAGCGGCATACACCATGCAGTTTGTAGGACCACCATTTACATTTAGTATTCGTCAGGTTGGATCTAATTGCGGATGCGTTGGTCAACATGCAGCAGTCTTTGTAGACGGTGCTGTGTATTGGATGGGTGATTCTGGTAATTTCTTTGTATTTGATGGAA